AGGACTCCCACCGCGCTGAAGAAGCTGAAGGGCACGCTGAAGGCGTCGAGGGAGCGCGGCCGACACGAGTGGATGCCTCCGGCCGGAGCGCCTCCGCAGCCGGACGATCTAGCGCCGATCGAGGCGAGGGAGTGGCAGCGCCTGGTGGAGCTGCTGGTCCCGGTGGGCATCCTGACGACGGCGGATGGTGACGTGCTCCGGGCTCGGTGCGTGGCCTACGGGCGGGCACTGGCCGCGGATGCGGACGTGCGCCGCCGCGGGATCACCGTCGCTTCGGCGGACGGCGTGAAGCGGAACCCGGCCTGTCTCGAGTCTCGGCAGAACTGGGACGCGGTGACGAAGCTCGGGTCGATGCTCGGGCTGGACCCGGCGGCTCGAGCGAAGCTGGCGGCGCCACCCCCGGCGAAGCCGAAGGCCGAGGTGGAGGCCGAGGCGGACCTGTTCGGGAAGCCGCTGGCGGTGGTGAACGGAGGCAGGTCGTGATCTGGCTTCTCACGTCCGGCCTGTTCCTGGCGGGCTGCGTGGCGGGCTTCCTGTTCGCATCCTACGGGTCGGTGCGGGGTCGACAGTGGCCCCCGAGGTCGCGCGAGTGACCATCAAGCTTCCAGCGAAGCGCCCGATCGGGAAGTGGGAGCAGCTCGGGCTCGAGCGCCAGGCGCGCGACCTTCGCGAGGGCAAGAAGCGCGCCCTGCTCTTCGACGCGGAGGAGGCGGAGCGCGCGGTCCGGTTCTTCGCCAACTACTGCCGCCACCACAAGGGCGAATGGGCGGGCCAGCCGCTGATTCTGTCCCCGTGGCAGGAGGGGAACATCCGGCCGCTCTTCGGCTGGAAGCGCGCCGACGGGCTGCGCCGCTTCCGGCGCGCGTGGTGGGAGACGCCCAGGAAGCAGGGCAAGACGCAGATCGCGGGCGGCGTCGGCTTGCGGCTCCTGGTCGGGGACAACGAGCCGGGCGGAGAGGTCTGGTTCACCGCGACGAAGCGGGACCAGTCGCTGATCGGGTTCACCGCCGCGGCCGAGATGGTGCGCTCCTCGCCGGACCTGAAGAAGTGGGTGGCGGTCCCGAAGGCGTACAAGCGCGGCGCGCTCATCTACTGCGAGCGGCTCGGCTCGAAGATGGGTCCGCTCTCCTCCGACCACGACACGCTCGACGGGCTGAACCCGAGCGGCGACATCCGGGACGAGGTCCACGCCTGGCCCGACCACGGCCTGGCCGACGTGCTCGACACCGCCACCGGCGCCCGCCGCCAGCCGCTCACCTTCGAGATCACCACGGCTGGGACCTACGACAAGGAGGGCGTCGGCTGGCAGCATCACCACTACGCGACGCAGGTGCTCGACGGGACCTTCACCGATGACTCGACCTTCGCGTACATCTCGGCGGCGGACGAGAAGGACGATCCCTTCGACCCGGCCACCTGGTGGAAGGCGAACCCGGGGCTGGGGATCTCGGTGAAGCTCGACTACATCGAGAAGCAGGCGGCCCGGGCGAAGCGCGAGCCGTCCTTCCTGAACACCTTTCTGCGCCTTCACCTGAACGTCTGGACGCAGCAGGTCACGCGCTGGCTCTCGGTGGAGCGGTGGCGGGAGTGCGACGGGAAGCCGATCGACGAGACGAAGCTGGTGGGGATCCCGTGCTGGGGCGGGCTCGACCTCTCGACGAAGCTCGACCTGACCGCGTTCGTGTTGGTGTTCGAGATGCCCGACGGGTCGATCACGATCCTGCCGCGGTTCTGGCTCCCGGAGGCGGCGGTGGAGGCGGCCAGCCGCAGGGGCCGGACCTACTACGCGGAGTGGGCGCGGGACGGCTGGCTGACCGTGACGCCGGGCGACGTCATCGACTACGGCTTCATTCGGGCGGAGGTGCGCGAGCTCGCGGCCAGGTTCAAGCTCCAGGGCGTGGCCTACGACCCGTGGAACTCGACGCAGCTGGCGACCGAGCTGGCCGAGGGGGACGGGATCCTGATGGTCGAGACGCGCCAGGGCTACAAGACGATGAGCGAGCCGTCGAAGGACCTGGAGGCGAAGATCACGGCGCGCATGGTCCACCACGGCGGCCACCCGATCCTGTCGTGGTGCGTGGCGAACGCCGTCATCCGCCGGGACTCGAACGGCAACATCGCCCCCGACAAGGAGAAGGCGAGCGACAAGATCGACGGGGTCGTGGCGGCCATCATGGCGCTGTCCCGGTGCAACGTCCCCGGCGAGGGCGGGAGCGAGACCGGGAGCTACCTCGACACGATGGACATGGTCACGCTCAGGTAGGTCAGTCCACGGGCTCGGCGACACTCCAGGCTCAGGGCCGATCAGGCGCAGCGGCCGACCCGGAGGCAGCGTACCCGTGAGCGTCCACGACGTGCTGGTGTTGATCGGCGCCGGCCTGGTGGTGGCCGGCGCTGCGTTGTGGTCGATCCCGCTGGCCCTGGTCGTCGCCGGCGTCGGGTTCCTGGCCCTCGGCCTGGTCGGAGGGCTTCGGGCATGAGCTTCTTGCGTAGGCTGTTGGGCGTGGAGCGCGGGAAGGCTTACGACTCAGCCGCGATCTTGGCGATGCTGGAGACCTCCTCGGTCAAGTCCGGGAGCGTCGTCAACGCCAGCACTGCGCTGCGGGTGGCAGCGGTGCTCGGATGCGTCCGGGTGATTGCCGAAGACGTCGCAAAGGTTCCGGTGGGCCTGTACCGGGACACGCCGGGCGGGTCGAAGGAGAAGGCGCTCGACCACTCGCTTCACCGGCGTCTATCGCGCGACCCGAACCCGTGGCAGACGTCGTTCCAGTTCCGCGAGATGCTTACCATCCACGCCGCGCTGTGCGGCGACGGATACGCCTACATCAATCGGATCAGGGGAGAGGTCCGGGAGTTGGTGCCGATGCTGCCCGGGTCCGTGCGGGTCGTTCAGCAGCCGACCGGGGGCGTGCTCTACGAGTACACGGACCGGACCGGCGCAACCTCGGCGCTGACCAGCGACAAGGTACTCCGCGTTCCGGGGCCGAGCTGGAACGGCACGACCGGGCTGGCGATGGTGCGGGAGGCCGCCGAGGCGATTGGCCTCTCGCTCGCCACCGAGGAAAGCCAGGCCCGGCTTCACGCCAACGGTACTCAGGGCGGCGGCGTCCTCTCGACCGACTCGAAGTTGACCAAGGATGCCCTGGACCGGGTGAAGGCGCAGTTCGGAGAGGAGTATGGCGGGGCCAACAAGTTCACGACCAAGGTGCTCGACTCGGGGCTCAAGTACCAGTCGATGGCGATGACGGGCGTGGACGCCCAGCACCTCGAGACTCGGCGCTTCCAGATCGAGGAGGTCTGCCGCTTCTTCCGCGTCCACCCGCTCAAGGTGTTTCAGGGGGACAAGGCGAGTACCTACGCCTCGGTGGAGCAGTTCGCGATCTCCCACGTCGTGGACACGATCCAGCCCTGGGTGACGCGCTGGGAGCAGGCGCTGGATCGGTCGCTGCTCGCGGAAGAGGAGATCCGGGGCGGGCTCTATTTCCACTTCGCGCTGCAGGGCTTGCTCCGCGGAGACTCCGCGGCCCGGGCCGCGTTCTACAAGGCCGGCGTCAACGATGGGTGGATGACGCGAAACGAGGTCCGCGGCTACGAGGAGCTCAACCCTCTCGACGGCCTCGACGATCCGCTGGTGCCGCTGAACATGGCGACGGTGGGCGAGGACCCCGAGGATCCGCTGGACGGGGCGGAGCCAGCGGACCCAGCTGAGCCGGCGGACCCAGCTGAGCCGGTAGCGGCGGCGCCGGCCCTCGACCCCGGAGCGGCTCCGGTCCAGGACACGGCTCTGAACGGCGCCCAGGTGGCGAGCCTGCTGGCGATCGTCCAGGCGGTGGCCGACGGGACGCTCCCGGCTGCGACCGCGCGGGCCATGATCGCCGCGTCCTTCCCGGGCGTCCCAGGCGCGACCATCGACGCGATGCTGTCCGGGCTCGAGGAGTTCACCCCGCCGGCTCCGAAGCCGCCACCTCCGGCCAAGCCGCCTCCGGCCCTGGACCCACCTTCGACGTAAGGAGAGATCGCCATGCACCTGCTTCGCTTCCCCAAGAACCTGTCCTTCGACCGCATCGACAAGGTGATCGACTTCGCGCGCGGCCACCTGAACCTCAATCGCGAGTCCGAGACCATCGGCCGGATCGGGGGCGTCTTCTCGTCCTGGCTCGTCGGGCCGGACGGCGAGCTGCTCATCCCGCCGCCGCTGCACCCCTGCCCGAACACGCTTACGAACGAGGGCGCCAACTGGATCCGGGACATCATGTTCAAGGGTGGGGCCGCTCCGGCCGCGTCGGCGCTCTACGTCGGGCTCATGCTCGACTCGACGACCCCGGCCGTGACGACCGCGCTCGCCAACATCGCCTCCTTCGAGACCGTCTCCAACGGCTACTCGCGGAAGAACGTCACCTCCGCCAACTGGAACTCCGCCACCCAGGGCCAGGCCAACAACACCGCCGCGCCGGTGACGCAGACCGCCTCGGGCGGGACCCTCTGCGGCGCCGCCGTGAACGAGGCGTTCCTCTGCGACGCGGCCAGCGGCACGACCGGGCACCTGCTCTGCTACGCCGCGCAGGGGGCGTTCACGGTGACCATCGGGTCCTCGCTGAACACCACCTACACCTGGACGATCGCCTGATCATGCGCCGCCTGCTCGCGCTCGCGCTGCTGCTCCCGGCCCTCGCGCAGGCCCAGACCGCCGTCTCCGTCTCGACGACCGACAGCATCCAGCACACCTGCGTGCTGGGCGCGGCCAACGCGACCTGCACGCTGCCGCTCAAGGGCAAGAGCAGCGCCGGCTTCGTCATCACCGCGACCTCGACGCCCAGCGGCATCACGCTGGTCGCGGAGTCGAGCCGGTACGGGGACAACTGGGACGCTCACCCCTTCACCGACGCCTCGACGGGCGAGCGCATCACCAGCATCCCCAACGCCTCGCTGGCGACGGGGTACGGGAAGTCCATCATCCTGGGCGCGGGCGACCGCTTCGTCCGCATCAAGGCGTC